TAATGAGAGACCCGGTGAGTCGTGCTCGGGTTATTGCCATTCTGAAGAAGGCGCAGGACGTGGCGCGGCTTGAGTCAGCAGGGGCGACCAAGGAGAATCTTCTCAAGAAGGAGAACGCCAGGGAAGGTTCGCGAGAAAACAATTGATTATCACGCAGAAAAACGGAAGGCGAAAATCCCTCACGACTCTTGAGGAGATGAGACTTTCCGTTGACGATATGATGGAAGTCCTGACGTCTTATGAGCTTGAGGCTGTCAAGATACTCGGTGGAGAGTTCGAGGAAAACGAGCTTGATCTTCAAGAAGAGCTTGAAACGTTCACCTACAGGGAAAAGCCGGTGTCGATGGAGCAGTTCCTCGATGATCCGTATTACCTTGGTGAGGCGTGCTCATCAATCTATCCGGCTGTCCGGGAGGACATGATTCAGGTCTTTGACCGCCCGTACCGGGAGTTCTTGAGCACAGGGGGTATCGGGGTCGGGAAATGCGTGAGTGGTGATACAGAGATTTATGATCCTGTTTTGGGAGAGCGCATGACCGCTCACAGGATGTCCATTGTTGGTTATGGATCTGGATGTTCGGCTTTCAGTCGTCACCAAAATGGGATGGTGGCAACCGAAAGTAAGTCTTCTTTTAGCGGTATGAAGAAAACAGGAGATATGATTTTGTCCAGTGGTAAGTCGTGTCGACTATCTCCTGATCATACGGTATTGACACCGTACGGGTATAAGAAAATTGGAGATCTGAGACTGGGAGACATGGTCGCTACTGCAAGGAGTTTGCCGCCTCCAGTGAAGCCTAAGGATATTTGCAGAGACGAGATAAAGTGGGTTGCATACATGCTGACAGATGGTGGTTCTACGCAGGCAAGTATGTCGTTTACGAATGAATCAGAGGCGGTGCATCGTGATTTCGGTGACATTACTGGAAAATTAGGGGATCCAGGTGAGTCTGGGTTGATAGGTTGTTCATTTGTGAGAAAGGTAAAGAACACGCTGACAGTTCGTCCATTGGGTGTTCAGTGGCTTAGAAGGAAGTATTCTCTTGACAAAAAAGCTGTAGACAAAAGGGTTCCTTCTGATTTTTATGGGTTAGACGATCAGTCCTTGGGGTTATTTTTGAACAGAATGTGGGCGTGTGATGGGTGGATTTGCAAAAGTGGAAATCATGCATGGCAAGCCGGAATAGCGCTTGGAAGTAAAGATTTTGTGCGTGATTTGCAGATGCTCTTATTAAGAGCAGGTGTTCATTCTAGATTTAGATATAGAAGGGTCAAGTATTCTCATAATGGTGAAAAGAGAGAGAGTGATGCTTGGTCCTTGCAAATACTTGGGAAAAGTGAAGTGATCAGGTTTCTTGATTATGTTGGACCGATTTTGAGCAAAGAGAGGTCTTGTGAGATGGCGAGGAGGGACCTGTCTTCGGTTGTAGAGAATTCCAATGTGGACATTACACCTGTGAACAGAAGTGTAATGTCGAAAATAAGAAGTGAAATAGGCCCAATTCCGAAAAATAAATATTGGCCGAGACCTACACAGGGATCCTTTATGGGACAAAAGGTGTTTAGGGTATTTTCGGCAAATTATAATTTGCCATCGTGGTGTAGATGGTGGGGAGATGTTTTTTGGGAACGCCTGGAGAGTTATACTGTTAGAGATGTGTATGAACCAGTGTATGATCTTGAAGTTCCATCTCATGGAAACTTTGCGCCTAGCGGTATAATTATTCATAATTCTTACAGCGCGTCGATAGCGATCTGTCGTCTTGTCTACGAGTATTCGTGCATGTTGTCTCCACAGAGGACGTTTGGACTGGCGTCAGGATCTACGCTGGTCGTTCCTTTGGTGTCGAAGAACCTGGCCCTGTCTCGGGATGTGTTACTGGCGGCGGTGAACGAGAAGATCAAGGAGTCGCCATATTTTATGGAGAAGTGCGCTCCTGATTTCAGGAAGGATTACACTCTTTTCCCGAACAACGTGAAGGTTATGATCGCGTCGTACCTGTCTGATCGGTTTCTTGGAACCGACCTAGTTTCATGCGTGATGGACGAGACGAACTTTCCGCCGAGACGGAAGGGGCAGCAAATTTCGACTGGGTTCGGGCAGCAGGCGAAGCGGGAACACTTCGACATCGTCGAGAAGATGTACCGGAAAATACTCCGGCGTATCAAGTCAAGGTTTCAAAAGGCAGGTGGTGGATTCAACGGGATGGCGATTCTTGTTTCATCGGCTGCGACGATTGAGTCGTTTACGGAGAGAAGAATCCGGGAGAGAAAAGAGGACCCGGAGTTCTTCGTTCGGGATCATACGCAGTGGACGGTCAGGCCGCCAGAAAGTTTCTCCGGAGAAGTTTTTTACGTGCTGTGCTCGACGTCGGCGATGAAGTCCAGGATCCTAAGGGAAGACGAATACGACAAGATTACCGACGAATATCTGGACGAGAACGACGCTTTTGTTATGGACATCCCGGAGGAGTACCGGGAGGACTTCGAAAGTGACATGGAGAACGCTCTGCGAGACATCGCGGGATTCTCTACGCAGGCGATCTCTCAGTACATACAACGTCCGAAGATGATCCAGGTGTGCACGGATTTGGACAGAGAGCATCCGTTCAACAAGGAATCATGGGTAGCTGGTGGTCCTGGAGCCATAGACTGGAAGGTCATGTCCGTGAAGTACAAGCGAAAGCTCCCTGGTGGATATGAGGAGGAGGCGTGGCGTCCAAGGAGGAACCCGACGGCTCTCAGGTGGTGCCACATCGATACATCAATATCCGGTGACTGCACGGGTTTCTGTATCGGGCATGTGGACCGGTGGGTTGAGGTCGTCAGGACAGATCCAGAGGGTGGCAAGTTTACAGATCTGTGCCCTTACTACATTATCGACTTCATGCTGAGGATTTACCCTCCTCCTGCCGAGCAGATTTACATGCCGGATGTTCGCGTGATGCTTTATCATTTTATGGCCAGGGGATATCGTTTTATAGGGTTTTCGTCTGACACGTATCAGTATGTTGAGCTGCATCAACAGGTGCGCCGAAAAGGGATCACTCCACGGGTAATTTCGATGGATACTTCGACAGTTGCGTACGATGAGCTGAAGTCAGCCTTTTACGAGAAGCGCATAGAAATTTACCATTATCAACCTTTTGTTGATGAATTCAAAGATCTGGAGTATGATAGAGTCGTTGGTAAGGTTGATCATCCGACAGGTGGAAGCAAAGATGTCTCGGATGCTGTAGCTGGAGTCGTGTTGGGACTCAAGATGACGGCGGACAAGATGCCGATGCAAGGCAGAGAGGAAAAGTCTAGAATGCCGCCACATGAGGATTCTTGGGTAACCGACAAAATTCCAGCAGATAGAGTTGACGTTGAACAGGTTCGGGCTATGAGGGACGGCGAAAGTGCCGAGGATTTCATTCCGATCTTCTTTGGCGAAGGCGACTGATGGGATTCATACAGAATATCGCTAAATTTTTCCAGCGAGATAAGGGCGCTCAGGTACAGTCTCAGGGGCGTGGTTATCCGTTTGACGATCCCACTGGTGGGGCGATTGAAAGTATGAGCGTGTCTGGTTCCGGCACCAGGTCGCTTTCGGCCGCTCTGTCCATGGATCAGAATCTCATGCAGCGTTACGCTGACTACGAAAACATGGACGACTATCCTGAGCTTCAGGCGGCTTTGGACATCTATGCTGACGATGCGACGATTCCCCATAGTGTTAGAGGGAGGACGATTTGGGCGGAGTCGAAGGACAACGTCGTGAGAAGCGTCGTAGATGATTTGCTCCACCGTCGCCTGCGCATCGAAGAGGATATTTGGCTGGCGGTCAGGACCCTGTGTAAGTATGGGAACTGTTTCGCTGAGATAGTGAGTTCAGATGTTGGGGTGATAGGTCTGAATTTTCTTCCAGTCCCAACGATGCGTAGGATGGTAACCCCGAAGGGTGATCTGATCGGGTACATCCAGGATTTGTCAGGTTCGTTTAGCATCGACATCAAGGATTACAAGAAAATAGAGGATCTGAAGGAGCGGTTCAAGGAAAAGGGAATGGTCTTTTTCGAGCCGTGGGAAATTGTCCACTGGCGGCTTCAATCGAAGTTTGTCAGGTCGCTGTATGGATACTCTATTCTCGATGCGGCGCGATGGATCTGGAAGCGTCTTGCGATGCTTGAGGATACAGCTCTGGTTTACAAGTTGACTCGAAGTCCAGGACGATATGCGTTTTATGTCGACACCGGTGACATGCCGCCAATGGAGGCCAGGGCTTATGTGAACAAGGTCCGCCGGACGTACAAGAAACGGACTCTCGTGAATCCAACGACGGGTCAGATGGAGTTCAAGAACAATCCTCTTTCTCCAGAGGATGACATATGGATTCCGACAAGGGGCGGCAAGGAAAGCACCAGGGTGGATGTCCTTTCTGGTCCTGATTGGCAGTGTTTGACAGGGGATACGAAGGTGCCATTGTTGGATGGAACGGTAGCAACGATGGATGAATTGTCTGATGGTGGTCGAGACGTGTGGCTTTACGCAATGAATGAGAAAGGGGAGGTAGTTCCTGGAAAAGGTCATTCTGCGCGAAAGACAAAGAAGGCAGAGGTGTGGGAGATAGAGCTGGACAATGGAGAGGTTGTCAGGTGCTCTGATAACCATCCTTTCATGCTGCGCGATGGGACATGGCTCCGGGCTGATCAACTTGTCCATGGTTGCAGTTTGATGCCCTTGTATTCTGAGGTTTCATCAATTGAGGCTGGTGATAGACTTGATGGTTATGAGAAAATTTTCGATCCAGCAGAGGATAAATTTGTCTATACGCACCAAATGGTTCACAGGTGGAAGACTGGGTCTTTGTTGCCGAGGAAGGGTTACGTGATTCATCATTCTGGGCGGGACAGGCTTGATAATAGGCCAGAGGTTTTGGCTGAATTGTCACGGAGTGATCATTCAAAGCTGCATTTGTCACTTGTGGATCATTTGCATTCTGATGAAGTGAAAAGGGCTGCAACGGAAGCAAAGAGGACGCCAGAGGTCAGGGAGAAGCTTAGGTTGTCGTGGACAAGCGAAAGGCGGTCAAGACTGGCCAGTAGGAATGCGAACGCTTCCGACGCTGTTAGAAAGGCGGCGTCAGAGCGCATGTTGAAGTGGAACGGATCTGAGACTCAAAAGGAGTTTCTTTTGAGCAATCATCCTCGCAGGCGAAGCGTGGATCTTGAAGAGATGGCTCGCGTGGCTAACGAGAACAGCGTAAGATCTCTGAAGGACATGTATGCACTCGGGTATAGTCAGAATCTAATTTACAGGGTTCTTGACGATGCGGGGATCGAGTGGTGCGACTTTGCCGAGCAAAATATAGATGGATGGGAAGCGAAGGGGCGAGCCGTAGCTTCACTGAACCACAAGGTGGTGGCTGTAAGGAGAACGGGAGAGGAAGAGTGGCTGTACGATTTAACGGTTGACGATTATCATAATTTTGCGATTGGTCAGGGTGTATTTGTTCACAATTCTATGGAGGACATTGAATATTTCCGGGACAAGATGTTTACGGCCATCAAAATCCCAAGGTCGTATTATGGCGGTGAGGCTGAGGCTGAGCAGGGACTTGCACAGAAGGACGTTAGGTTTGCCAGGACATGCATGCGGGTGCAGCGTGAGTTTCGCAATGGGATCCGAAAAATTGTCAGGGTGCACATGGCGTCACTGAACATCGATCCTGATAGCGTCGAGTGGGATACTCGGATGACTGTACCGTCGAGTATATTTGAGTTGCAGCAGATTGAGGTGATGAATGCCCAGGCTGGGCTCATCGATACACTGGCCGAGCATTTCCCTGAGGAGTGGCTGCTTGAGCGCGTGCTCCATTTGAGCAAAGACGAAGCTTCCTCGATGATGGACTGGAAGGCCAACGAGAACGAAAAGAAGATGATGGATTCCGCGAGAGTGGAGTCAAATATAGTTCAGAAGTACCCGGGAGTGGAAATTGATAAAGGCGAAGATGGTGGTCAAAACGAAAGTGTTGACGTCACCAAGGAAATCGCTAAACTGAACATGCGAGTAGAAGAAGCTATGAAAACTTCCAGTAGGGTGCTACAACGGGTTAGAGGGATTGAACCAATTGTTGGCAAGGGTGTTCGAAAGCTGGACGGTTCAATGAGAGCTGCACTGAGGCAGGTGCAATAGGAGTTTGCCATGCCATTCGTCCAGGGTTCGGCGATAGAAAAAGCCAAATCTGGGAGCCTTGAGGGGCGACTGGGGAACATCGCGGGGCTGATTCAGGCCGAGTATCCAGATGTTTCTCTCAACATCGTCGCGACTTTCGAGGATCATGTTCTCGCGTTCAACGACGAGGGCCAGCTTCGCAAAATTGGATACGATATTTCAGAGGATGGGGCGCTGGTTGTGAAGAGCGACCGCCCATCGAGAGCGATACCTGTGATTTCCGATGCGGAAGTACCGTCGCATGTCGCCAGGGAGTTGAAATCCATCAGTAAGAAGATGATGGAGGGGAAAAGCGTTCCGCGAACTCAAGTTCGTGAGCTTTCTGCCATGATTGATCCAGATGAGGATTACTGGATGACAGACATCCTATCGAAGATCGATGAGTCGACGGGTGACTCAGAGTGGTACAAGATGTACGATGCGAACATGGAAAAGGTTCGCACATCTTTGTACGGCAGGGTGAGAGAGCTGGAAGGAAAAGCACCTAGAACGTATTACTCGAAGATTCCATCGGACCGTCTAGGTGAGTTCGATTCAGATCTACAAGAATCCATGTCGATACTGCATGGGCTGTTTCAGGGGTTCTGTGAGAGGTGCAGTGGGTTCTCGTTTGACGAAAAGCAAGATTTTTTAAGTGCCGTCCGTGAGTCGTTGATTGCTGAAGCGCAGGCCGTGGTTGGCTTGCTTGGTAAGGCCGCAAAGTTGAAGGGGAAGGATAATTTAGCCCTTGTCGCGAAGGCACATGACAAATTGGCCGACCGAGCAAGAATTATGGCGTTGACGTCCGAGTATTTAGCATCTCGGGCGATGGCGTCAGCCAACAAGGAGTGAGCTATGAAAAAGCAGGTTGTGAGAACGACTCTTCAAGAGGATTTTGCATACCTCGGAATCCCGTTCGGGGAGGATTCTCCCGTGGATGACAATGCCGGTGAGACATCGGTTGAAGAAGAGCCGGAGGCCCCGCCCGTGGAGGAAGGTGATCTCGAAGAATCTGGAGAGGATCCGCTGGAGAGCGAATTCGTGAACAAGGAGCTGTTCGACAGGATCGAGGGACTCCCGCACGAAAATCTCGTATCCGAAGACTACGAGAAGATCCTCGATGAGCTTTCCAAGAAGAAGCTTCCCGATGGGGACGACGAGCTTCGTGAGCACGCAGAGCGAATCGTGAGAATGCTCCAGGAGGGGGCCGCGAAGCGCCAGCGTCGTTTCAAAAGCCTGTCGACGACAAGGAAGATGACCTTCAAGTGCCCGCAGGGCCAGCGTGCCGTAGGAGGTGGAGATGGTGGGCGTCCGGTATGTCGTCCGTCGCACCAGGTCGTAGGAGGTCTCGGGAATCTCAACAAGGAGAGCCGGAAGAAGCGAAAATGGGCCAAGAAGGGGTCTGGTCGGATGTCTCTCCGTCGGTCTGAGAGGGCCGCAAAGCGTCGCAAGAGCTTTGGAGAGGGAGATGTGATGTCTCCGCTGGCTATGGAGCTTCTCCAGGTCACGGAGTCATCGGAGTCGAATGAGCAGATGGGCGTGCGCGATGAGATCATCGAGAGGATCGTTGGTATCTTTGAACTTCTCAACGAGGAGTTTACGGACAAGGCGGTTACTGAGATCTTCGAGGATCAGGTGAACAGCATTGTCGACGCATACGAGCACGAGAGGTTGGAAGAGGACGCGATGGACGACAACGAGTTCGTCGCTGAGTTGGACCCTGCCCTCAAGCTGATCACCAAGTCGTTGGGGATGCTGGAGGACATGGACGGTGAGAAATCGGGAAACGAGTAGACCGCTTATCAGAAAAAAAGACCGATAGGTCAGGTGGTAAGCGGTTGAGGAGGACGGCGTATACGTCGGGGAGATTGGAGTTGATTGGATATGAGTCGCCGCTCAAATTTGCAAGGCTTGATGGCAAAAAGACGAGCCGGAAAATCTCCCCAGAGGCGAAAAGAAAGCTCGACCGCAACCCACTTGCACGAAAGCGAGGTCTCCGGCACAAGGCTTGGAGAAAATGGTGATAAAATGGCTGCTAAAAAGAAGCTTCTGATAGAGTCTACGCCTGTCACCCTCTCTCTCGTAGAGGGGCGGCAAGATGGGAAGATTATCGCACGTGGCGAGTTTGGTCGGGTTGGAGTTCCAACTGACAATGGGCGAATCTATCCAGAAAAACTGATGGAAAGAGAGATCAAACGTCTCTCTGAAGATCTCAAAAGCCGCAAGGTGCTCGGAGAGTTGGATCATCCGAGTGATGGGAAAACAAGCCTGAAGAGGGTTTCGCATGTCATCACCAGTCTGACGATCAAGCCAGACGGTATTGTTGAGGGCGAAGCTGAGGTTCTGAATACGCCTGAGGGGAAGACCTTGAGGGCGTTGATCGAGGCCAACGTTCAAGTTGGTGTTTCGAGTCGCGGGTTCGGCTCGACCGCTCCTTCCCGTGGGGCGCAAGAGGGAGAGGAAGTCCAGGAGGATTTTATCCTGAAGACTTATGATTTTGTGGCTGATCCGGCAATGAAGTCTGCGGTTCCTGGAATTTACACGGAGGACATTGATGATCCTACGTTGGCGAAGATGTTTCTGGATGAGTTCCCGGAGATAGCGACATCGATCAAGATGGAAGACGGAGAGGCGCTGACGGAAGAGTCTGGGAAGAAGGCAAATGCGGAACTCGAAAAGAAGATCGCTGCGAGGTTGACCGAGAATTTCGAGCGCACGCTCAAAGCTGCCCTGCTCGACCAGAGAGAGCAAGTTGAGAATGATATCCGCGAGGAGTACGAGGGAGACCCAGAGATCGCCGGAGCGAAAGGTATTCTTGCTGCGATTGCCGAGATGGTAGGTGCGTATTCGGCGACCCCGGATGAGAATACCGTCAGGGATGCAATGAAGGCTAGCGATCTCAAGGTGGCAAACGCGATGGCGGAAGCTGAAAAGGCCGGTAAGGTCGCGAAGAAGGCCACATTTGCGCTTCATGTCGAGCGAAAAATAGGGGGCCACCCGTTGGCCGGTACGATTCGCAAGATGATGAGGGGTAGAGAGTTTGAGTCGATTGAAGAGGTCGATGAGACTCTCCAGACGGTGATCGCGGAGCTTCCGGCCAAGGAAGACGTGGTCACGAAGGAAGAAGCGAAGACCCGTGTCGAGAACGCGGAGCTTCGAGGTGAGATAGCCCTGCTTGAAAGCAAGGTTGAAGAGCTGGATGCGAGAGCGCGGAAAGCTGGAGTGTTGGGACAGCGTATAGACGAGCAGCGTATTCAGGAGGTCGAAGAGGCGAATGCAGCGATTGAGGAATTGGAAGCGAAGCTGGCTGAGGCGCGGGCCGATGCAGTTGCTGCCAAATCCGAAGCGAATGTTCGTGTCGATGAAATCTCTGAACAGCTGGAGATCGAGAGGATCAAAGTCTATAAGCTCGAAAAGGTTGCCGGGTTGCCGAATGGTCGTGAGCTGCTTGGACTGATGGAATCTGTCCAGGATCGTAGAGTTGTTGATGAACTGGTGAAGAAAAGAGGGGTTTCCGAGATGCGGGATCCTGCTCTCCAAAGGATGTTGACGCAGAAAAAAGGAAAGATTGCGGAGACAAACATCCTGACGGAGGACGATCTTGATTCGTCGCCGAATCCGACGGACGTAGCCGGTCTTGGCTATGACATGGACGAGATGGCGGTGCTCTCAGGGATCGAGGGTTCCGGAAAAAACTAACTACGATCACAGGAGAGTGAAAAGTGCCAGCAGAAGCAAGAAAAATTTTAGAGGAGGCCGCAGGTAAGCGTAGTCTCCATGATCAGAGCTATGCAGCCGCTTGTATGAACAAGTGGCAGAAGCTCTTGCGTCCCACGGACAGCATGGATCCCATCCAGAGCCCGTGGAACAAGAAGGTAACGGCAGTCCTTCTGGAGAACCAGATGGACCACATGCGTAGCCTCAACGAGGATACGCTGTCCACGAACACGGGGTACTTCACCAAGTACGTCTTTCCGATTCTTCGGAGGGTTTGGCCGAACCTCATCGCCAACCAGATCGTGTCGGTTCAGCCGATGACCAGCCCGGTGTCCGGCATCTTCTACTACGAGAAGAAGTACACCGACCGGAAGGGATCCATGATTCCTCCGGTGGGGGTGACCGGAGATCCGAGGGAGCAGGACTACGACGGGGAACTCGTCGCAGGGACCAACATGCAGCAGAATTTCGGGAAGTACTACTCCTCGGAGTTCAACGACTACGACGCCGTGTGCACAGACACGGGGACGGCGACATCTGGTGCCCTCACCCAGGCGTCTGCGAACTGTCGCGTGACGGAATGGTCTCCGATCCGTGACAACGGAACGCTGGGACAGCGTACCTTCACGGTGAAGGCGTTCTATCGCATGAACGATGCCGACAACGCGAGCGCAGAAACCGACGTGATCGCGACCATGGACGATTCGGGCAATCTCATCGACAACACGGCAAACACGAACAACGTGGGAACGTTCGACATCACGAACGGACAGTGGTCCATCAACGCTGCGGGGTCCGGCGGATCAAACTCCCCGTTCACCAACAACACGGTGATCTACTTCCAGTACTACGTGAACTGGGAGCAGGTCTACCAGACATCTGGAGCCAAGATTCCGAGCATTAGCTTGGACATCCAGCTCCAGACGGTTCAGGCCGAGAGCCGCAAGTTGAAAGCTCGGTGGACTGTAGAGGCCGTGGACGACATGCGAGCCCTCCACGGGATGGAAGTCGAGTCCGAGATCGTGTCCACGTTCTCGAACGAGGTCATGCTCGAAGTCGACCGCGAGATCATCGACGCCCTCCTGGCGGGTGCTAAGCATAGCGCGAGCTACACTTACTCCTCCACGGTTCCGGGCGAGGTCGAGAGCATTCGTGAGCTGATCACCAAGATCAGTGCCGTGTCCGCACGGATTCACAAGACCTCCGGACGTGCACAGGCGAACTTCATCGTTGCGCCTCCAGCAGTCATCGCGTTGCTCGACCAGCTCTCCACTCATGGGGACTACGCCTCCATCGAGCAGAATATCCAGCCTGCCAGTTACGGTCCGCTCACGGCGGATTATGGCATCAGCAGGGTGGGTACACTGCTCCGGAAATGGGCGGTCTACAGCGATCCCTTCATGGCGGAGAACCAGATTCTCATCGGGCTCAAAGGAAGAAATTTCCTGGACAGCGGGTTCGTGTACAGCCCCTATGTGCCGCTTCAGGTCACTCCGACCTTCATGGACCCGGACGACTTCACGTTCAGGAAGGGCATCCGGACGCGCTACGCCACGAAGATGCTCCGTCCGGAGTACTACGGGAAGATCACGGTCAGCGGTCTTCCGTC